CCAGCGCGCGGCAAACGTCGGCTTGAGCCAGCACGGCATTGCGGTGCTCGCGCAGCTCATTCAGATCACGCTTGGCGTCTTGCAGCTTGAGGCTGAGCGTCGCGCGGCGGCCGGCGCTCATGTCCTCGGCCTGGGCGACTTCTTCGCTGATGCAGCTCATCGCGTCCTCCTGCCCCCGCCTGTTCGGCGTTGTCTTGGGGCTTGCGATGCAGTCTACGAAATGTGGACCGATGATGTCAACAAGATGTAGACCTAAATTTGATGAGGCGCAAAAAAAGCCCGCTCGCGGCGGGCTGCTGTTGGGTGTTAGGGGCTAGCGGACTTCGACGTTTGCCGGGCAGCTGCCGACGTACATGCGCCAGAACTTTTGCCCGTTCACGCTGTACTCGCAGTTGAAGCCATAGGCACCTGTCACCGACTGCGCCGTTTCCATACGGCCCGTGAAGAACGCCTGCATGGTGATCTGGACAGGGGCCGGGGCTGGGGCGGTAAGTGTGGCCGGAGGAACTGGCTTGTAGGTAGGCATGATCGGCTGCTGTGTGGCCAACGTTGCATAGCCAGCTTGAATTGACGTCGCGCAGGCCTCAAGGGTGCCGCGGCGGCGCATCTCTTCGACTGCGGCGCGCTTTGACTCCGTCGTCCAAACCATGCCATTTGCAATGCTGCAGAGCCCAAACTGGCTGGTCGAGCTGTCAACAGACGGGTTCATGACCGCGCAGCCTGTCATAGACAGAGCGCACAAAGTTGAAACGACGTACCTCATGAAATCCTCGGGCAAGTGCTAACGGAATTGAACAGTAGAACCCGACATGGTTTGCGGTCACTCTTTACCGCACGCCTGCGGGATGACTCCCTACCTTTAGGGATGGGAAAGTCGACGATGAGGGCACCTACGCCGGGCGGGCGTCTGTTTCCTGAATCGGCGCAACGGGCGCTAGCTCGATGTCCAAGGCTGCCATGAGCGCCATCTGTGCGCGCTTGAGAGTCCTTGGGTCTGCGTTTTGGAGCGCGGCCAACAGCTCCGGCGGTAGCGGCCATCCGGTCATTGTTTCCCCCTGATCGGAATTTGTCAGATCGGCGGGCCAATCATCTAGCTCCGCCGGGCTCATGTTCGCGAGGCGCGCGATACGCAGGAACTGCAAGACGCTGCACTCGTTGCGGCCTGTCTCCCAATGTGAGACGGCCTGTTTTCCTACCCCAAGCTCAAAGCCGAACTGCGTCTGGTTCATGCCTTTGCGCTCTCGGGCGGCGCGTATCCACTCTTTCAGTTCCATGAATGGATGTTCAGGAACTGTAGACCGTGGCGGAGCTATTTTTTGTTGACTTCCATTGTCCACAAAACGTCGACTCGGCGTCATGGAAGCCCTACACCCCATTGACCGCGCAGCCCGCACCATCGGCTCGCAAGCCGCGCTCGGGTCGTTGTTTGACCTTGGCAAAGCAGCCGTAAGCCAGTGGAAGGAAGAGGGCCGGCGCGTCCCCGCCGAATACTGCCCACGGATCGAAGGGGAAACGCGCCGCATTGCTGCAGAGCGCGGCGACCCCTCCTTGATCGTGACGTGTGAGGAGCTTCGGCCTGATGTTGCCTGGGACGTGCTTCGCATGCAGGCCGGCGTCGAAGAGCCGACCCCGAAGCGCGCCACGGCCGAGGTCTGACCCATGGTTGTCTCCCACGCCCATCGGTGCCGGCCTATCCGGCGACTGCGCAACTCCCCGCGGTCGGGCGTGTTTGCCTCGGGCCTCAGCGCCCGGGGCCTCTTCTTGTTTCACCCCATGGCACATGGGGCCCGCCAGCCATCCGCCGCGCACCACGGCAACTCCACGGACGCTGGGACAACGGGATGCATTCCAGGGCAAGCCAGCGGGCCCCTGACCAATGTGCCTACCCGCTTTCACTTCTGCTTCCTCAGCGCCGCTGCCGCGGCCTCGAAGTCGCGGGCGATGCGCGCAAGCAGCCAGGCCAGTTTGGCCGCTGCCCAGGTGTGGTGGTCGGTGTGTTCCATGGCGCTCAGTCTCTTTTTTTGCCTCGGCGCCGTCATTCCGAACGGTTCCGAACTTTTCGGAGAGGTTGTGAATGCCTGATTTCGAGACCCTCAACGACGCGCTAATTGAGTGCGTCAAAGCCGCTGGCGGCTCCAAGCATGTCGGCAACAAGGTTTGGCCCGAGAAGCCTATCGATGCCGCGCAGCGCCACCTTCTGAATTGCCTCAACGAAGGCAAGGCCGAGCGACTGACGCCAGAGCAGGTGCTGCTGATCGCAAAGCTGGCGCGTTCCAAGGGCTGCCACGCCTACGCCGAGTTTGTCGCCGCCGACATGGGCTATGCGGCGCCCGTTCCCGTCGAGCCCAAGGACGAGGCCGCCGAGCTGAAGCGGCAGTTCATCGAATCAACCCGCGCGCTGGCTGCCATGGCCGCCCGCATTGAGCAACTGGAGGCCTCATGAGCCAGATTGACTGGGTGGGGGGGGGCGTGGCGCCCAAGCCCTTCAAGGACATCAAGAACCAGCGGAGCAGCACTGCAGAGACAAAGGCGAATTTGCTGCACGACCTGGGCAAGCTCATCAACAAGGTTCCGGAGCAGATCATGGCAGCCGGCATTGAGCGCACCCGTGAATGGGTGGCTGCCCGGGAGGTTGCAGCCAAGATCGCCAGCAACTCGCGAGCGTCCATCCCAGACCTGACGCGAGCCATTGCCAGCATGGAGCGGTTCTGATGCTGGCCCGCTCATCAGATCCCATCCAGTCCCACGACGCCGCCGACCGCGTGCGTCAGTTCGCGCCCAGCCACCGCGAGCGCATCCTGGCCGCCCTGAAGAAGTACGGCCCGCGCACGGCGCACGAGCTGGAGCGCATCACGGGCCTGTCGGTGGTCCAGATCGACCGCCGCATGCATGAGCTGTGCAAGTGCAACGAAGCCCGGCCACACGTCGATCTGCTCGGCCTGCCGGTCAAGCGCGGCACGCCCTCGGGCGGCCAGTCGCAAGTCTGGGAGGCCTGCTGATGGCTGACTTGTCCACAGTGGCAACAGAACAACGCCACGGCGCTCCTCACCATGAGCGCATGACGCACGCCGATCTGTGCAAGCTCTACGCCGCCGAGAAAGCCGCCTGGCTGGCGGCCAACCCTGGCGCATCGTCTGAGCAGGTCGAGGCTGAGAGCCGGGCCATCGCGGAAAGGCTGGGGCTCTGATGCGCGAGTACGGCGCCGTTTCCCCGCAGTTCTGGATCGGCAAGACCGGCAAGGCGCTGCGCGGTGACCTTGAGGCCCAGCTGCTCGCGCTGTACCTCATGACCTCGCCGCACGCCAACATGATCGGCGTCTTCCATTGCCCCGTGCTCTACATGGCGCACGAGACCGGGCTAGGTGTCGACCGGGCGACGGCTGCGCTGGATCGCTTGGTGGGCATCGAGTTCTGCGAGTACGACCAGGAGACCGAGACAGTCTTTGTCATCCGCATGGCCGCTCATCAGGTGGGTGAGAACCTCAAGTCCGACGACAACAAGGTCAAGGGGGTGCAAAAGGAGTGGGCGCGCATCAGCACCAAGCTGCTGCGGGATGCATTCTTCAAGGTGTACGGCAAGGCCTATCACCTCGCATCTGAAGCCCCTTCGAAGCCCCTTCGAAGCCCTGATGAAGCCCCTTCGAAGCAATTAACAGGAACAGGAACAGAAACAGGAACACAACCCCCCTTGCCCCCCGAGGGGGAGCCGGACGGGTTCACGACCTTCTGGGCCGAATGGCCTGCATCGACGAGGAAGGGCGGCAGGGTCAAGTGCCTGGAGGCTTGGCGAAAGGCCAAGTGCGAGGGCCAGTCACTGGCGATCCTTGCCCACGTTCGCCAGCTCAAGACCTCGGACGACTGGAACCGGGATGGCGGGCGCTACATCCCCGCGCCGCTGGTTTACCTGAACCAGCGCCGCTGGGATGGCGCGTCGGCTGAGGGCGGCTCGTCTGGCGGCCTGCAACTCGCGGGGGCCTTGTGATGCAGGGCCTTCAACACCTCATCGCCCAGCGCCGCCAAGGCCTGCGCCCGGAGCTGCTGCTGCTTCGCACGCCCGGCATGGCAGGCCAGCCTCTGGCCGGGTGCCTCGACTGCGGCGCCGAGCGGCCCGAGTCTGCCGATCTGCGGGCGTTGCACCTGCTGCGCGTCGTGGTGCTGGGCGAGACGGGACGCTTCGAAGAGGCCGAGCGCTGGGCGCGTGCAGCTTGCCGGGCAGGTGCTGCTGACGTCGGCATCGCCATCGGTTCGCCGAGGGAGTCGTGGGTCGATGGCCCTGTGTGGGTTCGCGTCAACGGGGAGCAGCTGGCATGAACCTGATCCCCGACACCATCGACTGGAGCCAGTACGAGGCCGAGACAGAGGAAACCAGCAAGGTCAAGCCGGCGGCCGACTTCTTGGCCGTGATGATCGAAATGGTCGGCAAGCCCAAGGGCCGCGAGGTCGGCGCCAAGATGCCTTGGGAGAAGACGCACAACGTCTTTGCATTCCGGCCCGGTGAGGTGACGCTCTGGGGTGGCGTCAACGGTCACGGCAAGTCGGCCATCAGCGGGATGGCTGGCCTGTCCATCATGGCCCAGGGCGAAAAGGTCGGCATCGCGTCCTTTGAGATGAAGCCGATGAAGTCGCTGGACCGCATGGCGCGCCAGCAAGCCGGCCAGGACCTGGACTGCATTCACCCCGAGGAAGTGCCGGTGATCCGGGAGATCCTGGACGACTTCCGCGCCTTCACTGACGAGCGCCTGTGGTTCTACGACCAGCAGGGGACCGTGACGCCCCAGAAGATCGTGGCCGTGGTCCGCTACATGTGCAAGGTGCTCGGCATCAAGCATGTCTTCGTCGACTCGCTCATGAAGTGCGTCAAGGATGACGACGACTACAACGGCCAGAAGCACGTCGTGGACGAGTTCTGTGCCATCGCGAAGGACTACGACGCGCACATCCACCTGGTGCACCACCTGCGCAAGGGCAACAAGGAATCAGACCTTCCCGACAAGAGCGACGTGAAGGGCGCCGGTTCCATCGTCGACCAGGTCGACAACCTGCTGCTGGTGTGGCGCAACAAGCCCAAGGAAGACGAGCTCGCGGCCGGCAAGTACGCCAAAGCCGAAGAGCCGGACAGCGTCGTCTTCTGCAAGAAGCAGCGCAACGGGACGGGCTGGGAAGGCCCGATCAAGTTGTGGTTTCACAAGGCGTCCATGCAGTACGTCGGATCGCCCAACGCCACGCTCGACATGACGCAGTGGCCCCACCGAGAAAGGACCATGCAATGACCAAGCCCCGCCAGATTCACATTCCCAAGGAGCAGCGCCTGCAGCGCATCGTCGACCTCCTGACGCCCGAGGGCATCACCAACGCGGACATCGTTCGCATGATGGGCTTCACCGCTCGCGCGAGGCCGGCGGTGCTGTTGCACGAGCTGAAAGAGCAGGGCCGGGTGTTCGGCTTCGGCCTGGGCCCGCACGCCGAGCGCTTCTTCCCTGACGCGGTCAGCTGCGCGGCCTACGCCGAGCGCCTGCGCGCCGAGATCCGCGAACGCCGGGCGGAGAACTGCCGCCGCGCTCAGGAGCGTTATCGCAAGGCCGGCAGCAAGCCGAAGCCCAAGAAGCAGCTTCACGCCGAGGCGGAGCAGGCCAAGGAAGAGACGGCGAAGCGCCGCAAGGCCACGCGCATCGAGGCGCTGAAGGTCATCACCAAGGCGGCGGGGCAGCTGGCTCCGACGACCGGCACGCGCACCGCTGCGGCGCCGAAGCCCCGCGGCCCGGCCTTCGTTCAAGGAGACCCCGACATCAGCCGCGCCCGGGTGACCGTGCTGCCTACTCCCCGCGGCCGCTTCGAGGTCGACAGCGCACCGTCCGTCATCAACTCGCGCGAGTGCCGGGCTTGGGCTCGGGAGGCGGTGGCTGCGTGAGCGACGACCGCCGCACCCTGACGCTGCACAACGCCGCCTTCGGCCACACCCAGTGGGTCGAGGCCTGGCGCTGGACAAAGGCGATGCTGATCGCCGGTCATCGCATGGTCGTGACCATTCGCAAGGAAACCCGCAGCCTGGCGCAAAACAGCCTCATGTGGTCATGCCTGACCGACCTTTCTGAGCAGATCAAGTGGGACGGCACCCGGCGCCTGACGCCAGAGGGATGGAAGGACTACCTGACCGCGCACCTGAACGGCCAGGACTTGGTGCCCAACATGGACGGGACCGGGTTCATCGCTATCGGCCGGGGCAAGTCCACGTCTGAGATGACGAAGGCCGAGATGACCGCCGTCATTGACCTGGCACACGCATTCGGAGACGGCCGAGGGGTTCGCTGGAGCCGCACCAGCCTTGGCCGTGACGTTCCCGACGAGGCCTTCGCATGAGGCGCACGCCCATCCAGCGCCACACGCCCCTGCGCGCCAGTCAGCCGGCCCGCGCATCGGCCCCAGCCGTCCGCCCGCGCCGCTGCGACTCCCGCAAGGGTGGATGCGGCGAAATGTTCACGCCCGCCCGGCAGATGCAGAAGGCCTGCGGCCCGCGCTGCGCCAGCCTGATGGTTGAGCACATGAAGACCCGCACGGCTGAGAAGGCGGCGCGAGAGGACAGGAAGCAGACCCGCGCCCAACTGGAGGCCATGAAGAGCCTGCGCACCCTACGCGCCGAAGCTCAAGCTGAGTTCAACCGCTTCATCCGCCACCGGGACCGGCTGGCCGGCTGGGGCTGCATCTGTTGCGGTGCCCCCCTGAACTGGAACAGCACGAAGCCTGGCGGCGAGGTGGACGCCGGCCACTACATGGGCCGCGGCGCCGCGATTGAGCTCGCCTTCGATGAGGTCAACGTCAACGCCCAGCGCAAGAGCTGCAACCGCCCAGGCGGCGCCACCCGGGCGGAGTTCCGCGCCGGCATGGTTGCGCGATGGGGCAGGGCGGAGGTTGAGCGCTTGGAGGGGCCGCAATCCCTGCCGCAGCTGCGCCACGACGACCTGCGCGCCATCCGTGACGACTACCGCAAGAAAGCCAACGCGCTGGAGAAGGAACTGCGAAAATGAACCGTGACCGGACCCCACCTCAAGCGCCAGAACGGCTACTGGACATGCACAGGCCAGGGCCGGACGGGCTTCGGCATGACGCCGGAGGGAGCCCACGCGCAGTGGGCGGCGCTGGACCCGCTCAGGCCGCCGCCGCTGACGCCCGAGCAGGCGCGCATGCTGGACGAGCTGAAGGCGTGGAGGCCTGCCGTCGCACATTGACGACCGTTCACGGGTTCAGCAGCCTGCATGTCGGTGATGTGCTGACCATCAGCGGAGTGCGAGAGCCTGACCGCCGTTGGTGGCCTCGCCTCAAGGCCTGGGTTTTGCGCCGGCCGCCTCCGATGCGTGAGGCGCTGAAGCGGTTCAAGGTGTCCGAGGTGGCGGGCTCGACGATGCAGGTGAAGCCGTGAACGCCCGCGCCCTCAAGCGCCACGCCGGGGCTTTTACCCGTGGGTTCGCACGGGGCTTTGTCATCTGGTTCCTTCGCGCCCTGCTGCCGGTGTCGTTCCTGATCGCGCTGATCCTCTCCCCGTCAGCGCTCCGCTACCCGGGCGACTGCGCCCGTGCATTTCGTCAGATGTGGAGGGACCCGCTGTGACCCCCAAGAAAACCCCCAAGAAGCCCCCAGCAAAGAAGGCGCCGGTAAAGCGCCCCGTCGAGGACCGCCCGAAACTGGTGGCTCCCGTGTTCGCTCGCATGGCTCAGGGCAGCAGCCTGCGCTCTGCCTGCGAGGCCGAAGGGCTGAAGGTGCCGACTGTCATGCTGTGGATCAACGAAGACGCCGCGCTCGCTGACCAGTACGCGCGCGCGATGCTGGCCCGCGCCGATGCCAAGTTTGAGGAGCTGGACGACGTGTCGGAGGAGGCCACGCGAGCCGGCAGCGCGGTGGAAGTGCAGGGCTTGAGGCTGAAGGCGGACAACATCAAGTGGCAGATTGCCCGGATGAACGCGCGCAAGTACGGCGACAAGCTGGCCCTGGGCGGCGCCGACGACCTGCCTCCGCTCAAGACGATGGACGACGCGGCGCTGGACGCCAAGATTCGAGAACTGATGGAGAAAGCCGGTTGATGCTCACCCGCGCCGAGAAAGAAGAGCTGGCCGCGCTGCTGGAGGAGAAGGCGGCGCGCAAGAAGTCGCGCCTGTATCAAGCCATCTTCGGCACGCTCTACGACTGGCAGCACGACTTCATACGACAGACCGCCACGCACTCGCAGTGCTGCCTGATCGCTGCCAACCGGATCGGGAAGACGTACCTTGGCACTTACATGGACGGCATCCACGCGCTGGGAGAGTACCCCGACGACTGGGAAGGCCACCGCTTCGACCATGCGCCGCTGATCTGGTGCCTCGGCTACTCGGGCGAGAAGACGCGCGACCTGCTGCAGACGCCGCTGGTAGGCCGAAAGATTGGCGACCGCTTCGAGGGCGGCATCATCCCGGCCGACCGCATCCTGGGCTACGAGTCCATGACCGGCACGCCCAATGCCGTCCGCACGCTGCTCGTCAAGCACAAGAGCGGCGACACGGCGCGCATTCAGTTTTGGAGCTACAGCCAGGGGCAGCACGCGCTGATGGGCGATGCCGTCGACTGGTTCCACATCGACGAGGAGCCGCGAGACCCGGCGATCTTCCCGCAGGTGCTGGTTCGCACCGCCTCGGGCGACCGCGGCAAGGGTGGGCGCGGCATCCTGACGTTCACGCCGGAGAACGGGCGCACCGAGCTGGTGATGCAGTTCATGGACAGCCCGAGCCGGGCGCAGTTCTGTATGCAGAAGGGCTGGGACGACGCGCCGCACCTGAGCGAGAAGGTCAAGGAAGAACTTTTGTCGAGCTTCCCCGCTCATCAGCGTGAGATGCGTACCAAGGGCGTCCCGATGCTGGGCCATGGCCGCATCTACGACATCGCCGAGGATGAGATCACCTGCGCGCCGTTCGCCATCCCGCCTCACTTCCGCGTCATCGACGGGATGGACTTCGGCTTTGACCACCCGCAGGCCCAGGTGCAGCTCGTTCACGACACCGAGAACGAGATGTTCTACCTGACGAAGGTCTGGAAGAAGGATAAGACCAGCCCAGCCAACGCCTGGGGCGCGGTGAAGTCGTGGGCGGCCGGCGTGCCGACAGCCTGGCCGCTGGATGGCCTGCAGACCGAGAAGGGCAGCGGCAAGCAGCAAAAGGCTTATTACGTCGAAGCCGGGTTCAAGCTGCTGGGCACGCACGCGACCTGGCCTGACGGCTCCAACGGCGTGGAGGCTGGCTTGTACGAGATTCGCGACCTGATGATGCAAGGCCGGTTCAAGGTGTTTGCCGGCCTGCGAGATTTCTTCGACGAGTTCCTGCAGTACCACCGCGACGAGCGCGGCCACATCGTGAAGGTGCGCGATGACGTGCTGGACGCGGTGCGCTATGCCTACATGATGCGACGCTTTGCGGTGCCGTTCGGCGAGGTGGGCAAGGCCAAGCCGCCACCCGTGGAGCCGCTTCCTATGGCGTCAGCTTGGCGCCGCCGGTAAACTTCGCACCGCACACCCTCGGCCATTATTGGCCGCGCTGAGTAGATCGAGCCACCAGCAGCTCTCACCCTACGGGGACGAGACATGGCCCGACTCAGCGCAGAAGAGCGCCTGAAGCAGATCCACAAGGAAGCGCTTCAGGAATTTGACGACATCCAGGCAGCCCAGCGCGACGAGCGCCGGCAGTGCTATGAGGACCGTCGTTTCTATTCGGTCGCTGGCGCGCAGTGGGAAGGCCCGCTGGGGGAGCAGTTCGAGAACAAGCCCCGCTTTGAGTTCAACCGGGTGCACCTGGCCGTCATCCGGGTGATCAACGAGTATCGCGCCAACCGAGTGACGGTCGATTTCCAAAGCAAGGACGGCGAGCCGGGCGACGAGTTCGCCGACGCCTGCGACGGGATGTTGCGGGCCGACGAGCGCCGATGCTCTGCCAATGAGGCCTACGACAACGCTTTCGAGGAAGGCACCGCGGGCGGCATGGGTGCTTGGCGCCTGCGTGCCTGCTACGAGGACGAGGACGACGACGAGAACGACCGGCAGACCATCGCCTTTGAACCCATCTTTGATGCCGATGTGTCGGTGTTTTTTGACCTCGGCGCCAAGCGCCAGGACAAGGCCGACGCCAAGCGCTGCTATGTGCTGTCGCCCATGCCGCGCAGCGAGTACGAAGAGGAGTGGGGCGACTCTCCGGGATCGTGGCCGCGCGACGTCTACTCGCCTGAGTACGACTGGTGCACGCCCGATCAGGTGTGGATCTGCGAGCTGTACCGCGTCGAGGAAGTCAAGGAAACGGTGATCTGGTTCGTCGGCCTGATGGGCGATGAGGTCAAGCACACCGAGAAGGAGCTGAAGGAAGACCCGAGCATCCTGGAAGAGCTGACCGCGACGGGCTACACCGAGTCGCGCCGCAAGAAGGTCGAGCGCAAGCAGTGCCGCAAGTACCTGATGAGCGGCGGCAAGATGCTGGAGGACTGCGGCCTAGTCCCGGGCGGCATGATCCCGGTGATCCCGTTCTACGGTAAGCGCTGGGTCGTCAATGGCATTGAGCGCTGCATGGGTCACGTCCGTCTGGCCAAGGACGCCCAGCGCCTCACAAACTCGCTCATGTCCTGGCTTGCCGACATGGCTGGCCGCTTCGACACGGAAAAGCCGATCCTGACGCCTGAACAGGTGGCCGGGCATGTGACCATGTGGTCAAACGACGCCGTCGAGCGCTATCCGTACCTCCTGCTCAACAGCATGAAGGACGCCAACGGCGACCCGATCCCCGGATCCGCTGTGCCGATGGCCTACACGAAAGCGCCCCAGCTTCCGCCCGCCATGGCCGCGCTGACACAGCTTGCTGGCGAATCGCTGCAGGATCTGCTCGGCAACCAGCAGGCCGGCGAAGAGGTGCAGCAGCACATCAGCGGCAAGGCCGTGGAGCTGATCCAGACCCGGCTCGACATGCAGGTTTTCATCTACATGAGCAACTTTGCCAAGGCAATGAAGCGCTCGGGTGAGGTGTGGCTGGCAATGAAACGTGCCATCACGACCGAGGAAAGCCGCAAGGTAAAGACGCTTGGCCCGAATGGGGAGGCGTCGTCCGTCGTTCTGAACCAGCCGTTCTACGACGCGGAGACCGGCGAGGTGACGACCAAAAATGACATGAGCGCCGCCCGATACGAGCCTGACGTGGAAGTCGGCCCCAGCAGCAGCAGCAAGCGTGCCGCCACCGTCCGCGCCCTCACAGGGATGATGCAGATCACGGCCGACCCCGAGGCCCAGCAGGTGCTCTCCGGCCTGGCGATGATGAACATGGAAGGCGAGGGCATCAACGACGCCCGCGACTTCTACCGCGCCAAGATGGTCCGCATGGGCGTGGTAAAGCCCACGAAGGACGAGCGTGAACAGCTCATGTCGGAGGCGCAGAACCAGACGCCAGACCCGCAGTCGCAATACCTGCTCGCCGCAGCCGACCAAGCCGCGGCCGACGCTCAGGCCAAGCGTGCCAAGACAGTGGAGACCATCGCAAGCGCCGAACTCAAGCGCGCACAGACGGCGCAGACCTACGCCGAGGCCATGCAGCAAGCCAGCCAGCAGCAACTCGCCTCGGCCCAAGCGCTGCGCGGGCTGCTGTTTGAGCCGTCCGTGGGTTCTATGGATTTCAACGCAAGCTCGATGTAAGTTGAAATTATTTGAACGATGCGCGATGATTCAGACATCGCGACCCGACCTCCGAAGTCATGACACCTCTACTCCGCGCTCTGCTGCTCCGAAACCGCTACTGCGCCCCTGTCGGCGCTGATGGAGAGGTGTCTGGTGGTGCCGCGGCGGAAGAAGAGGCGACCGACGCGCCGGAAGATGAAGCCGCTGACGATGAGCCCACTGGCGAAGTCGCGCAGGCTGATGGCGACGATGCCGGCGAGGAAGAGGAAGGCGGCGAGGCCGCGGCGGCTGATGAGGCTGACGATCTGGTCATCACGCTGGACGGGCAAGACCTCGCCGACGAGGAAGACGAGCCGATCCCTGCCGGCATTGAGCCCAAGGCATCGGCAGCGTTTGCCAAGATTCGCGCCGAGAAAAAGCGCTTGGAGCGGGAAAACCGCGAACTGAAGGCGCAACGTGAGCAGGAGGCCGCCCGCGCTGCGCAGCCGGCCGCCGTTGAGCCGCTGGGCGAAGAGCCGGCGCTGTCGGACCCCGACGTCGACTACGACCCTGAGAAGTTCGCGGCCAAGCTCAAGGACTACCTGACGCGCAAGGCCGATCACGACACCCGCAAGAAGGAAGCCGAGGCTGAACAGCGCCGGCAGGCCGAAGCCTGGCAACAGCGCCTAAGCGCCTACAAGCAGGAAGCAGCCAAGCTCAAGAAGGCCGACTTCGATGACGCCGAGTCGGTGGTGAAGTCGACTTTCAACGTCACGCAGCAGGGTCTGCTGCTGAAGCATCCCAAGGCCGCCGCGCTGGTCTATGTGCTGGGCAAGAACCCGGCGCGAGCCAAGCCGCTGGCGGCCATCACGGACCCCGTGGATTTCGTATTCGCAGCCGCTGACCTGGCGGGCAAGGTCAAGATGGAGCGCAAGTCGCCTCCGCCTCCGACCGACACCCCAGTCCGTGGCAGCACAACCGGCGCCGCCGTCGCCTCTCAGACGCTCGAAGCGTTGAAAGAGAAAGGCCGCCGAACCGGTGACTACACGGCGTATTTCAATGCCAAGCGTGCGGCAGACGCGCGCCGGGCCAAAGCCGCCGCGTAGTCCCAAGGCCCGCGCCACCTCACGGCGCCGAGTCGCTCACGCAAGAGCAGCGGCCCCCGTCCAGCCCGTGGATGAGCAAACGAGACCTCCCAACGTTTCCTCAATTCAAGGACTGAAATCATGCCGAACGCTCTCGCAAAGGACCTCGAACTGATGTTCGAGAACTTCGTGGAAGGCTTTGACGCTGCCTGCGTCATCTCCATGGAGGCCAAGACCTCCTATCCCTCGCCCAAGGCCATGCAGCGCACGGGTGATGTGTTCTACAAGAAGCAGAACTATCACGCCGCTGTCGTCACCGGCCTGGATGTGTCGGCCGCCACGCGCACGGACATCATCGAGCGCTTCGTGCCGACCGTGTACCGCTCGCCGGACAACGTGATCTACGAGCTGGACGCCAAGGAACTGCGCGACCCCGACCACATGCGCCTGATGGGCACGGCCTCGGCAACCCGCCTGGCCGCTGAGGTGGACAAGAACCTGTACGCCGCCGTCGCGTCGAATGCCTCGATCATCGTCAAGAAGGTCGGCGCCCTGGCCTGGGATGACGGCGCCACCGCTGAGGCCCTGGCCGTCTCGCGCGGCATCACCGCGTCTGACCTGAAGCTGTTCATGAACCCCTTCGATTACAAGGACGTGGCGAAGGATCTGGGCAACCGCGCGTACCTGGGCGACCGCAACCTGTCGGCCTATGAGCGCTCCAAGGTCCCGGACATCGCGAACTTTGCGACCTTCCGCACCGACAATGTGGCGAACCTGGCCGCCATCGGCACTGTGACCGGCACGACCGTGACCGCGAACACCTCGCACACCGTCACGGCTATGACCGGCGATCTGCCGACTGACAACCGCTACGGCACGCTGGGCGTTTCGGGCGCGAACATCGCCAACATCAAGAATGGCGACTGCTTCACCATTGCCAACGTGAACGCCGTTCACATGATCGACAAGAGCGACACCGGCCAGCCGATGACGTTCCGCGTCATCAGCGGCGGCGGCACGGCCACTCTGACGGTCACGCCCAAGATCGTCATCAGCGGCCCTTATCAGAACGTTACGGCACAGGCTGCGGCCGGCGCTGCGCTCACGTTCCTGAACACCGTCACCAAGCCCGTGAATGCCTTCTGGGCTCAGGGCGCGGTGACGCTGGACTATGGCCGCCTGGAGTTCCCGGCTGGCCTGGGTGCCGAGGTGATGACCGCTACGACCAAGAACGGCGTTCCGCTGGTCATGGTCGCGCAGATCAACGCCCAGACCGGCAAGGTGTTCGTCCGCAATACGACCCTGTACGCCGCGACGGTGCTCGACCCCGAGAAGTGCGGCCTGATCCTGGCAAATCAGACCTAAAGCGTCTCCCTGGCTGCATAGCAGTTGCCGCCAGTCTCCCCGGGCCGCCGAGTGCGGCTCGGGCCTTTACACAAAGAGGCGCTCATGGACGACCTGGAATTCCCCCGCTTCATGTGCCGCAAGGGCGGTTCGTGGGAGCTTGAGACCGGCATGTATTCGGTCCGAACCGTCGCCGACCAAACCGAGGCAAAGCAAGCCTTGGCCGAGGGGTGGCTGTTCAGCCAGTACGACGAGCCCGCCAATGATGAGGCTCCCCAGGCCGCGCCGACTCGCGCCCAGCTCGAAGCCCGCGCAAAAGAGCTGGGTCTGACCTGGCACCACAAGACCGGCGACAAGAAGCTCGCCGAAATGATTGCGGCGGCATCGTGAGCTGGACCAAGCAGCAGATCATCGCCGCGGCCTACGCCGAGCTTGGCGTGGCTGACTACGATTTCGACGTCCAGCCCGAAGAGCAGGAGTCCGCTCTGCGCCGGCTTGACGCCATGATGGCCGTCTGGGACGGGAAGGGCATCCGCCTGGGCTACCCGCTGCCGTCGTCGACAGACGTGTCGAGCCTCGATCAGGACAGCGGCTTGCCCGACACGGCGCTGGAGCCCGTGTTTCTGGGCCTGGCCCTGCGCCTGGCGCCCAGCATCGGCAAAACCGTGTCCGTTGACACGCGCCGCAATGCCAGCGACGGCTTCGACCGCCTGCAGATCGCTGCAGCCCAGCCCCTGCCACCTCAGCAGCCCAACACCATGCCCCGCGGCGCCGGAAACAAGCCGTGGCGCCCGTTGAGCAGCCCTTTCTTCCCCAAACCCACGGACTCGCCGCTGCAAGTCACGACGGGTGGTGACCTCAACATCACGGAGTCCTGACATGGGCAGCTCGATCAACTCGCTTTCTCAGACCGACATTGCGGTCGCTGACTCCATCCCGTTCGCCTCGGCGGCCAACGGCGCAGACCGGCGAACCTCGGTGACGCAGCTTGTGACGCTCATCCAGGCGCTGCTGACCGCAGACAACGACCCGTCGACACAGTACGCATCGCCGAACGCTACCGGCTTCAATGTGCAGATCGCGCCGGCTGCAACGGGCGGCAGCGTGTGGCTGATTCTGACGCCGCTTGCTGGCTACGCGGCCGGGACCATCACGCTACCCGCCCAAGCGCTTTGCGTGGACGGCCAGGAGCTGATCGTCAACAGCACGCAGGCCGTCACCACGCTGACCGTGGCCGGCAATGGCTCGACTGTCAACGGCGCACCGACCACGCTGGCGGCAAACGCATTCTTCCGTCTCCGCTTTGATGGCGTCATCAAGGCCTGGTATCGCATCGGTTAAGGGGTAGACATGCCGACCATTGCAGCAGGACAAACGTTCACGATCACCCTTGCCGCTGGCAGTCGCTTCGGCATGGGCCGCGGCAGTGGCACCTATCGAGTCGGGCCGCTGGGCACTTCCGCGGCTCCCACGGTGGAAGAGCTGATCGACCCTGAAGGTACGTGGATTGGCCCGTTTGGCGCGGACTGCACGCTGACGGTGCGGGCCATCACGGCAGTCACCTACAACGTTGCTCCGGCGATTGATGGGCTGACGCAAAGCCCGGTCTATGCGGACCAGACCGGCGCCCTGTATGCGGCTGGAGCCCCGGTGTCAGGGGCTGGGATTTCGGTTGACCCGGCCGTCCGCGCCTCGCGCGGCTACGTCGTCGCGGCCGATCTGCGAGCCGCGAACATTGCCGCGAGCGCGAACTGCACTGTGACCGACGTGGAGCGCGTGGCGCCTGACGGCACCAAGCTGCGCGGCATCCGCATGACGGCGAACGCCGGCACGGCCTGCACAGTGGATTTGACGATCCGCAGTGCTACGTTTCCGACTGGGCGCGTCTCTACGCTGATCTACGCCGATCCGGCCGCCGCTGGCGGTCTTGATCCGACGATCACTTTCTGGGTGGCAGACGGCGCGGGCTTCACTCAGGCTTTCAACCGCAACGGCGTCGTGCTTTCGGCCAAGGACTGGGCTCAGATTGCGCCCGGGGACGCGGCCGGCAACTCTGCCAACAAGTGGGCGGTTGGGGCTGGCACTCCGGCGTGGGGGACCACCGGCTTCACGCGGCTGCGCTACACGCTGAGCTATTCGGCGGCGCAGACGCCCTGGATCGAAATCTACGAGGTCTCGTACAACGAGGACGCGCCCAAGTCGTGGATCGGCATCAGCATCGACGACGGCTACGACAGCGCCTACACGCTGGGCGCTCCAGCGCTGGAGCGTTACGGCATGCGCGGCTCGTTCGGCATCATCGCTGACAAGATCGGGCAGGGCGGCTACATGACGCTTGCCCAGCTTCAAGACCTGGTGTCGCGCGGCCACGAGTGTGTCGTGCATGGCCCCATCGGCGGCACCGGCTCACTGAACAACTACGCGGCATCTCCGACTAAGGCCGCAGATGTCGCCAACGACCTGAACTATCACCGCAACTGGCTCATTGCCAACGGTCTCAACACCAGAGGTTCCGCCAACGTCTACTTCTACCCGCAGGGCGTTGACCGTTTCAGCGCTGCGGACGACACCATCCGAAACGCCCTTGATTCCATCGGTTTCGTGGGCGGTCGTCGTGCTGGCAATGGGCGGCAGCAGAAGCGCAACACGCGCGGCAGCGCATCGTTCACGCACCCGATCATCGGCCACACCTGGACGAGCGCGCCTGCCGAGGCCGGCAACATCACGGCCATCGTCACGAGCGTCAACAGCGCGGCATCAGAGAAGTATGACGCGGTGTTGATGTTCCACAAGTTCGTCACTGGCGCCGCCGCTGACTCGCTGGAGATCCAGGTCAGCAACCTGGAGTTGATCCTTCAGGCCATTGCAGACAACCAGCTCGCTGGAACGCAAGAGCCGGTGCTGCTGTCGCGGCTGGTCTACAGCTCGGCGGGTCTCCAGCGCCCGGCGCTCTGAATCCCATCCCCTGCCGGTAACCATGCAGCTCTCCATCCTCTCCGGCATCTACGCCAGCCCCTCGGCGGACTGGCGCAGCAGCTATCCGCGCAACATGGTGCCAGTGCCCAAGGCGCAGGGCATCAGCGCGGGCTATCTGCGGCCGGCTGATGGCCTGACGCTATTTGCGACAGGGCAGGGCGGAGACCGCGGCGGCATCGTGTGGAATGGCTTCTGCTACCGTGTCAGCGGCGGGAAGTTCATCCGCGTGCAGCCGTCTGGCGCAGTGGATGTGCTGGGTGATGTCGGCGGAGACGAGGTAGCGGATCTCGATTACTCGTTTGACCGGCTCGCATTCGTGGCCGGCGGCCAGCTCTGGTACTGGGACAACGTGTCACTTAACCCCGTGACTGACCCTGACCTGGGCGTCGTGCATGGCGTGGTGTTCGTGGACGGCTATTTCGCCATGTGTGACGACTTCGCCATCATCGTCAACGACCTGGCCAACCCAACCAGCATCAACCCGCTGAAATACGGCAGCAGCGAGGCCGACCCCGACAAGATCATGCGCCTCCTGAAGGTGCGCAACGAGTTGACGGCGGTCAATCGGTACACCATCGAGTCATTCCGCAACGTCGGCGGCTCTGGCTTCCCCTTCCGCCGCAACGACGGCGCACTGGTGACGCGCGGCGCCATTGGCCGGCGCGCTGCCTGCGTGTTCGAGGACGCCGTGGCATTCGTCGGCTCTGGCCGCGATGAGCCGCCTTCAATCTATCTCGCCAGCAACGGCCAGGCCGTGCCCATCGCCACGCATGACGTCGACCTGATGTTGCGCGAGTACACCGAGGCCGAACTGGCGACGGTCGTTGTCGAGCGCCAAGTGGACAAGCAGCACCGCCGCGTGCTGGTTCATTTGCCTGACCAGACGCTGGTCTACGACTTGGCCGCGTCCAAGGCCCTGGAGCAGCCGGTTTGGTACGTCTTCGATTCCGGCCTGGGTGCGCCTGCTCAGTACCGTGCGCGCGGTTTCGTGTGGTGCTACGACCGATGGCTGGCTGGCGACCCGACCGGCCCCAAGATCGGCGCGCTTGACGCCACGCGCTCGGACCACTTCGGCCAAGTAACCGGCTGGGGCTTCGGGAGCCCGGTCATCTACAACGAGGGTCGCATGGCTCTGGTTCGCGAGCTTGAGCTGGTGGGCTTGCCCGGTCGCGTGGCCTTTGGTGCTGACCCGGTCATTTGGACTCAGTACAGCCTCGATGGTGAGACCTGGAG